TTAGGACTCCTACACCTTTTTCAAACGAATAAGGTATTTTCTCTATATGATTAGTCTTATAGAGCAACATGTTTTGATCTCTCAAAACTTCAATATCTTTATCCTTAAGATATTTAATCGCAAGCATCCTTTCCGATGCATGACATAGATGAAGTAAAGTCTTCGTCATTTGGTTTCCCATCATGAAACCTTCTGTTATGTAACCTTTCCATACATAATATCTTTCTTCCGTATATTCGTCTACGGAAGTCTTTTCCACGACCTCTTTTACGGGTTGTGGTTCCCTGATCATTATTGCGATCAGTTGACCATAGAATTCTGGAAATCCTATGTAGTTGAAGAAAGCGTTTAAATGCGCTATTCCTCTTCTCTTAGCCATCCTATCGGTGGCTTCGGTCCAGTCTGTATATCCAAACCAGATATCGTCACGGACTTTTCCCGTGCCGTTCACGTACATAAATGACGCGTCTAGAGAATCTCCACTTATTCTCTTAGAGTGAACCCAATCATGGGCTCCCAATTCCAGTCCCGCTTTGTGGTCTGGATGTTGTGCCAATATCTTTTGACACAATTTTGAACCTGGTACTAAAAACCAGTTCAACAATGGATGGGATTTTACTAATTTCCTTCCTTTTCCTGGTTCATTAATCAGGAGTACGGCGGCATCTAGTATGCCGTCAACGACAAAAAGATTTTTCAGATCTTCTTGTGGGCCATCTTTCTTCTTGAAAAAATGGAAATGGGTTCTATCCCATAAACCTCGCAACACTGCGAAGTTAACAACTACTTGGAGTGCAAACCAAAATAGTATTGACGATAGGTTTATACCACTATCGTTGTTTTCCGCTTCTATATCTAAGAGCGGAGTTTGACCTATGATTTCAAAGGTCGATAAATCCCTTATAGGAATCCTCCATCCGTTTTCTCGGATGATTTGTAAAAAATGCCTAGCATCTTCTACTTTTCCACCATTCTTCACACTGGTGGTTACTGAAGCCGTATACTTCAGTTCCAAAACCACTGATTCTTTAATCAAGGTTTCAAATCCGGGATTTTCCCGCATTAGTTGGTTCCGAGCTATGCCCGCATCCTTCAACTCGTCCCAAACGAGTTTCTTGATAACTGAGGATTGTTCCTCAGTTAAATCTTCAAGTGGTCTAGTAACCACTTGATGAAAGGCTTCTGCCTGCTCCCTGGCAATATATTGAGGGAGATATCCGAGATTTCGCGTTTGGCAAATCTCTACAGCGCGGTATGACCACGCCATTGACTTGGTATAATCACCAAGTCCTGCATTACGATTAACGTTAATGAAAGCCCTTAATCGGGATAGTTCTGTTCCAAAGAACGAACCTAATGATCTACAACTAAAGTTGTAATCAAGTATACTGAGTCTCTTGCTCAGATCATTGTCGCAGTGATACTCCTTGACATAATTGAAGTAGTTCTTTGCCTCTTCAAAA